TTCTTGCTATGTGGAACCCTTCGCGGGTGGGGCAGCGCTGTACTTTCTGCGGGAGACCCCCGCGAAGGTGGAAGTGCTCAACGACATCAACAGCGACCTGGTCAACCTGTACCGGGTGGTCAAGCACCACCTCGAGGAGTTCGTGCGCCAGTTCAAGTGGGCGCTGAGCAGCCGCGAGGTGTTCAAGTGGACGCAGATCACCCGGCCTGAGACGCTGACGGACATCCAGCGGGCTGCGCGCTTCTTTTACCTGCAGCACCAGTGCTTTGGTGCCAAGCCCACGGGGCAGACCTGGGGCACGGCCACCACGGCGCCGCCCATCAACCTGCTGCGCATCGAGGAGACGCTGAGCATGGCGCACCTGCGCATGGCCCAGACCTACATCGAGCACCTGGCCTGGGACGAATGCGTGAAGCGCTACGACCGGGCGCACACCCTGTTTTTCTGCGACCCGCCCTATTGGGAGACCGAGGGGTATGGCGTGCCGTTTGAATGGGCGCAGTATGAAAGGCTGGCCGAGCTGATGTGCAGCATCAAGGGCCAGATGATCGTGACGATCAATGACCACCCGGATATTCGGGCCCTTTTCAAGGGGTTTGAATTCGACCAAGTGGGGATTGATTACACCGTGGCTGGGCAGCACAAGGCTGTGCGCAGGCATGAATTGATCATTCGGTCTTGGCGATGAGCTGAGGGTGGGGGCTGAGGCCCCCGCCTTTTTATGCGGCTGGCTTTTTGACCAAGCGCACGAATACCTCAGTGATGGCGCCCATCAAGGTGTGAGCATTGAACCAAGCTGGCTGACCATTCATGACAATGTCAGTTCTGCCCTGTTGATTGAATGAAAAGCCACCTACCTTGCGAGGCGGGGTGTGGCTGTTTTCCTGGTGCCAGAAATCAAGAGTAGAGATGGCTTCGAACCGATAACCATCGGCGCCCAATGGCTCAAGCCGAACCCCGAGCTTGCCAACGACCGTGTGACCAAGTGATTGCAACTCAAACACGCCATTAGTTTCAAGGCTGCGGAAATTGACGTCGATGCCAAGGCTTGAGAGCGATGGCCGCTCGCTGCCCATCGCTTGGGTCAGGCGATTCAAGGTGGCTTGAATGCTTTCCTTGTAAGTGCTGAGGCTTTGGTTCTGAAGGTCGACGTTGTTGGCATAGTCAACGACCGTGATGGCGGTGTCCATGAAAGGCTCCTTGGTTATGGTCGTGTCACTTTACCGCGTGGCCAGGCCCTTCGATGTGACCCAAGCCACATGAACTGCTGAAGCGCTTCAGCCTGTGTGCTGCAGGCCTGAATTCAGACACTGGTGGCATGCCAAACGCCACCACGCCACCTGCCCTGATCGAAGTCTTTCGAGCAGGTAGCCACACCGACATCAACGCCGTCCAGGTCAACTTCTCTGAAGCGGACCTGCAGGCCATTGCCGACAGCTACGACCCGGCCGTGCATGAAGCACCGCTGGTGGTGGGCCACCCCAAGCTGGACAACCCCGCCTATGGCTGGGCCAAGCGCTTTGTGGTGCAGGGCTCTGTGCTGTTTGCTGAGCCCTACCAGGTCGAGGAGCAGTTCGGCAACCTGGTCAACGAGGGCCGCTTCAAGAAGGTCAGCCTGGCGATGTACTCGCCCAGCGCTGCCAGCAACCCCAAGCCCGGCACGTGGTACCCCAAGCATGTGGGCTTCCTGGGTGCGAAGGCTCCGGCCGTGAAGGGCCTCAAATCTGTGCAGTTTGGCGAGGCCGAAGACGGCGTGCACTGCTTCGGTGACTACGCCGAGACCGCGATGCTGGGCATGTTCCGCCGCTTCCGTGACTTCTTGCTGACGCAGTTTGGCCAAGAGACGGCCGACCGCGTGATTCCCTCCTACGAACTCGACTACGCCATGCAAGAGCAGGCCGCCGACCAGGTGCGCGATGCCTTGGAGAACACCTCCAGCGAGGGGGCCACCCCGGCCTTTGCTGAAGGCTCCCAACCCGGGGCGGGGGACGAAGTGATGAATGCTCAAGAGAAGGCCGCCCTGCAGGCCCAGCTCGACGCGGCCAACCAGGTTGCAGCCGATGCCAATGCCAAGCTGGCCGCACGTGAACGGGCCGATGCGGCCAAGGCCCAGGCAGATGCTGCCAAGGCCGCCAAGGCCGAGGCCGTGGCCTTTGCCGAAGCCATGGTGGGCCAAGCCAAGCTGCCGCGTGAGCGTGCAGCCGAGGTGGTGGCCATCTATGAAATCTTGGCCAAGCCCAACGCCGAAGGCTCGGTGCTGCAGTTCGGCGAGGGTGACCAGGCCAAGTCGGCCGTGGACGCCTTCAAGGCACTGATCGACCAGGCCAAGCCTGCGGTGGAGTTTGGCGAGCATGCCAAGCGCCCCGAGGGTGGCGACCTTCTGGTCGAGGGCGACGAGCTGGCGCAGTTCGCCGAGTGCTCTGACCCTGCCCGCCTGCAGCTGGCCCGCGACTCCCTGAGCTACCAGCGCAAGGCCGACCTGGCGGGCAAGCCCATCACCTACCTCGAAGCCGTCAAGGCAGTGCAGTCGGGCCGCCAAGCCTGATCCGCTGCGCCCGTTTGAACCCTGTTTACACCCACCTCACACCAGTTTTAAGGAGCCTGAACCATGGCTGATCGTTTGTCGAATCTGCGGGGCGTTGATCCCGTCCTCTCCCACCTGGCCATCGGCTACTCCAACGCCGACTACATCGCGCAGGCCCTGTTCCCCATGGCCCAGGTGCCCAAGGAAGCGGGCAAGGTGCCCAAGTACAACAAGCAGGCCTTCAAGCTGTTTGCCACCGAGCGTGCCCTGCGCGCCAAGAGCAACCGCTTGGCCCCTGAAGACCGCGACTTCATCCCCTTCTCGCTGGACGAGCACGACATCTCGGTGCCCATGGACTACCGCGAAGCCGATGAAGCCATCGACATGGACGTGGCTGCTGCGAACACCTTCCTGGCCACCGAAGCGATCGCGCTGCGTGGCGAGAAAAAGGCCGCAGACCTCGCTTTCGACCCGGCGCAGTTCACGGCCAGTCACAAGTTGGCTTTGGGTTCCACTGACCAGTGGACCAATTCCGCGAGTTCTCCGATCGCTGCGATCAAGGCTGGGAAGGAGCAAATCCGCAAGGACATCGCCCGTTACCCCAACGTCGGCGTTTGCGGGGCTGTTGCGTTCAATGCGCTTTCCGATCACCCCAAGATATTGGAACGTCTGAGCTATGCACAAATTGGTGTGGTCACGCCTGAGCTGCTGGCTGCCATCCTGGGCCTGGACGCCATCTACGTTGGCAAGGCGATCTACGCTTCGGACGATGGCGCCACCACGACCGACATCTGGGGTGACAGCTTTCTGCTGGCCTATGTGCGCAAGCCTCAACCTGGTGCCAAGCGCAGCGTGTACGAGCCCAGCTTTGGCTACACGCTCTACCGCGATGACCCCATCGTGGACATCTACACGGAAGAAGGCGGCAAGATTCAGAACGTGCGCTGCACGCGCCGCTTCCAGACCGCTCTGGTGGGTGCCGATGCCGGTTACCTGATCACCGACACCAACGCCTGATCGCACCATGACTGAAGTACTCAAAGTCAAAGCGATCGTGCAGGCAGGCCAAACCTTGCTGCTGGATGGCGTCTATCGCGAAGAGGACGACGTGGTGGAGCTGATCCAGAAGGACTTTGCTCGCAAGGAAAAGGCCGGTGTGGTCAAGCGTGCAGTGTTCATTGGCACCGACCTTGCGGACCTGCAGGCGGCCATCGACACCAGCGCTGCAGCCGCCAAGGAAGCCGCATCCGTGGCTGCGCAACTGCCTGAGCAGGTGGCCGCAGGCCTGAGCCAGGGCATTGGCGCGCTGCAGCTGGCCGCCAGCCTGGATGAGTCCCTGCCTCAGACCTCGGCCACCGATGCCACCAGGCAGGCCAACACCGAGCAGACCGGCAACCAGGGCTCCGAGGCCGTTGCTGAGGCAGCTGCCAACGGCACTGGCGCTGCGGATGGTTCGGTCACCGATGCCGCCGCCGCTGGCTCTGCACCTGCGGCCGATGTTGCTGCAGGTGAACAGGCCAAGGCCGACGCTGCTGCAACTGCAACAACCGCAACGCCATCTGAAACAACTGCAACGCCTGCCGCCCCGGCCACCAAGACCAAGGGCGCCAAGGCCAAGGCCTGATCAAGCAACCCCTCTGACCACTGAAAGGGTCTGAACCATGAAGACGGAACAAGTGCTGATGAACGTCAGCGTGAAGGCCACCACGGCCATCACCAAGAGCCGCTATGTGCGCGCCACGGGTGCGCAAGCTGTGGCCGGTGAGCAAGTGCTGGGCGTGGCCGACATGGATGCGGCCATTGGTCAACAGGCCAGCGTGAAGACGCACGGCATCATCCTGGTCGAGTCTGGTGCTGCAGTCGCGGCCGAAGCCCGCGTCCAGTCCGACGCCACCGGCCGTGCCATCACCCTGGCCGCAGGCAAGGATGCTGGCTTTGCGCTGGACGCCGCCACGGCTGCAGGCCAGCCCATCCGCATCAAGCTCTGATCGGGCACGGCCATGTACCTGACCGCCCAGGAGTTCATCGACCGCTACACGCAGCGTGAGGCCCTGTTGCTGACTGCCGAAGGCAACAGCACCACGGTCGACACGGTGCGCCTGGAGCGCGGCCTGGCTGACGCCAGCAGCATGGTCGATGGCTACCTGGCGCGCAGGTTCCAGCTGCCCCTGATGAGCGTGGCCACGCTGCAGCCTGTGGTGCCTGATGTGATCAAGCGGCTGACGGGCGACATTGCCCGCTACCTGCTCACCGGCACCCACGTGCGCGAGACAGACGCGATTCGCAACCGCTACAACGACGCGATCAAGCAGCTGGACCACATCGCCAACGGCACGGTGTCGATGGGTGTGGAGCTGGTGCTGATGTCGTCGCCCTCGGCACCCACGGGCGGGGCCTCGGCAGTGCGCTCTGGCGGCCGTGCCTTTGGCGATGACGTGCTGGCAGGCATGTGATGTCTGACACCTCACCCATCAAGCTGATCGAGACCGCCCTGGTCGACACGCTCAAGGCGGGCATGCCTGGTGTGCTGGTCGAGTCCTATGCGGGCCAGCTTGACGACGCGAACAGTGAATGGCTGCGCCGCTTGCCATGCGTTTGGATCACGTTTGAACGCACCAGCAGCGTCAAGCGCGTGGGCCTGCGCAAGTTCCGCAGCAAGGTGCGCTTTCAGATCATGGCCGCGCAGCGCATGTTGGGCCCCGAGCCTGCTAGCCGCCTGGGTGGCCTCGGCCAAGTGGGCGTTTACGAGCTGCTCGATGAGCACGTCAAGCGCCTGGTTGTGGACAACCAGCTGGGCCTGGCCATTGACCCGATTGAGCCGCGTGGCCTGTCCATGGTGATGCAGGGCTATTTCGGCAACGACGCGGTGGCAGTGATGGCCATGGCCACCGAATCAGGCTATGTGGAGACCATCGCCGACCCCGCCGAGGTGGGCGAGTTCAACAGCCTGGGCATCAAGTACTTCCTCAAACCCGGTGACGACGAGGCCGATGCGGCCGACGACGTGAGCCTCCAACCCTGAGCAAACCATGAAAGTCAAAGCTGCCCCCGGCCTGCTGGTGCCGCATGAGTTCGACCCTCGCACCTATGTCGATGACAAGGATGCAGTCGATGTGCCTGAAACGCCCTACTACATCCGCCGCATGGCGGCTGGTGAGCTGGTGGACGCTGAGGCTCCTGCCAAGGCTGTGAAGGCATCTGCCAAGGGCAAGGACGAAGCGCAATGAACAAGTTCAAGCCCATGGGTATGCGCACATTCATGGCTGCGATGACGGCCATGCTGGCTGGCAGCTTTGGCGGTGGCTTTGCTTCGGCGGCATCCCTGCAAAAGCGCAGCGGCTCACGGCGCCAGCAACCTCGCCTGGATGCCCAGGTGCACCAACAGGCCGCACAAGCAAAGCGCGATCGCCGTGCCCTGCGCAACCTGCGCATCAAGGCCCGTGGCGGCTACTGCCGCTGATTTCTAAGCCCCCACCACCGCACGACCAGGAGCACCACATGGCGAGCAAGAACATCACCTTTGAGACGATCCCGGCCAGCACGCGCAAGCCAGGCAAGTACTTCGAGTTCAACACCAAGCTGGCAGTGCGCACGCTGCCCACCAACAAGCAGCGCCTGGAGATCATCGGCCAGC